GATCTGAATCCTTCTGCTCTCTTATCAACTTCGTGTCTTGCAAAGAATGAGAACATTCTTCTGACTGTTGATGGAGACAAACTTTCTTTGTTTATCAATTGTCTTGCCCTTGCAACTCCAACTGATGTCCCACCTCTGTTGAACTCTTTTCTCCACTCTAATCCTTTTCTTGCTTCCTCTGCCATCCCATCTGTTGGTGTTGTGTTGATATCTGACTCAGCTTTTTCTATCTCTTCATAATCTTTTTTGGTTGCTGACAAATATCGTGCGTGTGTTGAACATGGCATATAGTAGTTTCTGTCAGGGCCTTTGATTGTATGATGACCTTCGCATCCCAACTGTTTTGCTCTCTCTTGTGCTTGTGCTACTGATTCAAAAACATCTTTACCTTGTCCATATCGTGGATCTTGTTTTGGTGTCTCTAATGTATCTCCAGTAAGTCTCTCATATTCACTGTGAGAAGCACATGGCATATAAATTAAACCATCTTCTGTTCTGTGTGAGTGAAACCCATCACAACCAATTTCATCTGCTCTCTCTCTTGCTTCTTCTTCTGTGGTAAAAATGTCCTTATCTACTTCTCTCTTTTCTTCTGAATAATCAAAATCCTTGTCATCATCTTCTGCTTGTTCACCCTCAGCAGGAGCTACACTTGGAGATCCAAGGGGAAATAGATTTGCAGAAATATAAACATCATCACCACCATCAATTGGTTCGTAACCTAATCTTTCTCTTGCTTCGTTTCTACTGATGATTCCTTCTCTCACAGCTGTAACAACATTCTCATATGTCTTTTTTCTTCTCTCAGCCATTGCAGGAATAGAATCAATATCATAACGAATACTGATATCCTCCCCAAATCTGGGTGCTAACCACTCGTTAAGGTCACTTTCTACTCTCCGTATCAATGGAATGATAGTGTCCTCATACAAGGCTAATCTTGCCTCTGAGACGTTATTGTATGTCTGACTATCTGGAACACCAACCAATTGAGAGGGAACACCAAAACACAAAGCAATATCTCTTGCACTCATGTTCTTTAATTCTAAGAAATCCATGTCCTTGGGTGATAACCCCATTTCCTTCCAATCAAAGTCACCCTCTAACAACATTGGTCTTCCTGCATTCTGAGATCCAGAAAACCTCATATTTAAATCTGATACCAACTGTTGTCTTTGACTATCTGATAACTGAAGAGACATTCCAGATTCATCTTTGGGTTTGAATATAACTGCTCCACTTGGTCTTGCTCCATTCATAAGCAAGCTAAGATTGTGTTTAGCCGCCATATTGTGCTGATCAATGTCAAAAGAAGCGGCTTGTATTGGAGACAAACCATAATAATCATCAAGAGGATTCCACATCTTGAAGTGTTTTACATCTGACATTCCTGTTTCTGAATCAACGTCATATCTGTTTACTACTCTTCCATCTATCATATATTCAAATGCTGATGGAATTTGTGTCTTGCCTGGAATAATTTTTATTCTATCTGGGCGTAAAAGATGAAGTTCTCTGGGTTGTCCATTGATCAAAGAGTATACAGCATACGAATTTCCAGAAAGTAAAAGAAAAGAATACAGTGATTGAAAGTATTCATTCCCTGCAAATTGGGGATTGGGTCTTTCTAAAAGACTTATGAGAGGGTGAGAATCAAGTTTTGTATCTCCTTGATAAACACAAATCTCAACTGCTGATGCTCCATGTGCTATCTCATTAACACAACGAAACACTATAGCATTTTCTTGATATCCTTCTTTGGCTATCTTTTTATAGTCATAAGTCTTTTCCATGACCTGACTACCAGATTGATACATGACAAGAGGAGCTTCTTTTTTTTCTAATCGTCTGAAACGATTTGTTATAAAATCAAACATTCCCATTAGTATGTTCCCATTCTAGTTCCAAAGGGATTATTGGAAAAACTTAACTTTCTGTATGGTTGCAACAATCCTTGTATCATAAGAGGAGTTCTGATCTGTCCCTCAAAATCCCCTCTATGTTCATAGTTAAATGCTATTATCTGCAAAAGAGCAACCTTTATAGCTTCTGGAACGTCACTCCTGTTTGCTCCATATCCTGCGACATAAACAATTTTTAGCCCATTGGCTACCCTCAATCCTGTTGGCCATGCTTCCCCATCCCTTAAATATATCCTTGCAGGCTCCCTTTGATTATCCACATAGTATTTTGTTGATGCAAATGTTGTCTCTGTATCCTCATCATTAAAACTAGATATAGATGAAACTGATTGGACTGGTGTTTGTGGCAACTCAATATACCTTTTTCTCAAAGATAAATCAGGGCCAACCTTCATACCTTCCCACAAAGCAATATCTACCTCATCTATACCATCAATAAAAAGAGTGATTGTTCTGTTGATCAAAGATCTTCCAGTGTAGTTCTCTGCAAAGTTCACACTCATTTTTAATAATGTCACTAGGATTTGTTCATCTACACCCTCATCAAGACGTAGATAATCTCTTATCTCTGTATAAGTAAGTGGGTCTGTTGTAGCAGACGTTGTAACACTTTCTCCTGACATAAGACCCTCCTAAGAATCTAGATCATCCAGTATATTTATACTGATATATTCCGCATTGGGAAAGGTCTCCACAGCACCCCCTGAAAAAGTAACCTGAAATTCACCTTGGAACAATCCAGAAGTATCAGTGTTACTAGAAGAGAAAGTATAAGAAACTGCTCCATTTGAAGCATTGGTTATTGTTGCACTTGCATTTACTTTCAATGTAGAACTATTCACAGCCCTCATCTTAAATTGAACTGAAGCACCAGTCAAATTAATTGCTGTTCCTGTACTGTCTGCAATCACAACTGACAATGTAGGACTTGTATCATTCTGCTTAATGTTAAAAGAATAATTACTCATTTTGTCCTTTTGATTGTAATTACAGACCTATCGTTCTTTATTGTTATCACAGTTCTGTCGTTTTTGATAGTAATTGCCATTAACCCACCAAAATAAATCCAACAAAGCCAGTAAATGTAACAGTAAAGTATGTACCTACAGAATACATAACAAACTTTTCTACTTTAGAAACTCTGTTCTCTATGTTCTCCATCTTGGTTTTTATGACTGCAAGTTCAGTCAATATTTGTGTAACATCATTCTTTGTCATTCTGCTTCCTTAATCTTAAGTGTGCCTTCCTTTACTTGTTTTAGTATTTCTTGATAGTCTGTGTTAGCAGGGTCAATAGGTATAACTGTAATTTTACCATCTACGATTCCTCTTATACTTTCATTTTCGCCTTGCAAACTTAAAACATATCTTGCGTTAGTTATCTCCATAATCTCTCCTATAGTTCTGCTGTTAAATCAATTTGATATTGAAAATATGTATCTGCATTGTGACCATCATCACTCTGACAAGAAACATATACTGCTGTCGAACTTGTTGAGCTATTAAGCGTTGAGGTATTAAATCTGTTATCGTAAGCATTTGAAAACGCTACAGTAGGTGTAGTTCTCATTGGAGGGTTAAGAGGAAATCCATGATAACACGTACTATTTAATGTAGTATCATTATATCCTGATAACATTCTGTTAGAGTGAATTCTAAAATAACGTCTACATTTATTTTCTGTAACCTCAAAAGGCTCATGCTCAAACTCTGTTGGGTTCTGCCCTATCTCCATTTGCAATCCTGCAATCTGCCATGTATTGGATGTGCTGTCTGCATGATTTACTTGCCCCACAGCTTCATTTGCTGTGGATTGTTCTGCCCAAGATGTTGCTAATGTTCCACTTTGAAAATTTGAACCTGATGCTAAATGAAACTGGATAATCATACTTCTTGTGTTATCGTTTGCTATAGCCTGCCCTGTGTTTCCTGTAAATCTTACTGTTTTAAATTCCCAAGTATTAGAGGAATTTATAGTATATGACTGTGACTGAGCATCATTCCCATCGTCCATGTATAAACTAACAATATTAATCCCTGTTTTTACAGCTTTAACATAAAAAGATATTGTCAAAGGCAATGCGTCTGATGTGCCATATTTAAGATGTTGTAAATTAAATCCCTCAATTCTATGTTGTATTTGAACCGTATCACTTGCACCAAGACTTGAGTCAGCAGTGGTACAAGCCATTTTTAAAGAATGAGATAATCCTTTTCCAGTGGGTGTATCTGTTGATTGTGTTTGAGTCCATGTACCTGCTGTCGTAACTCTTGTCATAAATCTATCTACAGTGTGATATGTATCGCCACTTGTAATTCCTGTTACTGAGGTGCTTCTTTGAGCAATAGCAAAATTTCCATTTATCACAATGTTACGTCCAACTCCACCCCCACCCATGTTGATATTTCCAATAAGGTTTGCTAATTCTGCTGCTTTGCTCATGGTGTTATCCTATTAAGAATGCGTAAAAGAAACTACTTTGAGTATTCAAATGATACTTTGAATTATTTGCATGGGCAGTTAACAAATCCC